AGCAACGGCTCACTGTCATTTATCACACCATCGAGATAGTATTTAAGGTTATTTCTTAGTTCTGAATAGTTGGCTGTTCTCATAATTTACTTGTTTTTATTGTTTTGTACAAAAATAGGTACTTATTATTGTACTTGCAAGGTCGCGGCGTTTTTTCTTGTTAATTTGATGTTTTTTAGTAAATAACAAACCTTTCCCTAATTGTTTGTTCTGCGTCCTTGATTTTTTAGGCGGAAATCGTGTATGGCGATACCTTTACAAGAAAATATCGGTTATGAATATAAAAGTAGATGCTTCCGGTTTAGATGAATTTATAGAAGAAATAGAGAACGAAGTCTCTACTGCTATGGTTAATGCTGCTCATAGCGCTGTTGATACTCAAAAGACTTCTAATATAAGTAATAAAAAAACATATCAAAATCATACATGGAACTTGCGGAATGCTCCGGGAGCTGTCGTCTTTCGGAATGGGAAGATTGTCGATATGTATATACCGGCTGACGGTGCCCATGGAGAAGCTAAAGAGCAGACGGAAAGTATGTTGATTTACGGCAATCATCCCCAAGATGGTGTAGTATTTGCTGATGGGATGCATTATGCGAGCTTCGTAAGCGCAAAAGGTTTTGATGTTGACGATAGTGCACGAATTAAACTATCAGAAGAATTAAGTAAAGTGTTCATGAAAAAATAATTGGTTATGGCTGGGTTAAAATTTAGCGCAGATATTGAATTAGATAAGATTGTTAAGTTGCGCACAGAAATAAAGGGGCTTAAGGCTGATATGATGGCTTTGGCAGGTAAGCCAAATAGTGGAAATACCATGAAGAGTCTCGAAAGGCAGTTAGACAAGGCTACGAAAGAACTTGATAAGTACATGAAGAAGTACGCATTGATGAAGAAAGCCTATGAGGAAGTTTTGAAATCTGACAATACCGTTAAGGCAGCGCATGAAGAAACTCAGGCCTTACAATCCACAAATAAATGGATTGTCGCAAATACGCAAGCTGTAAAAGAAGCTGATGCTGAAATAAAAAAATTGAAGGCTGACTTTGCGGCTCTCAATGATACAGAAAAGGTGGGCGACAAAGGATATAACATATTGCGTCAAGTAGAACAACAAGTAGCCGTACGGAAGAGGGAAGAAGAAGCAGTTCGGGCAAATATAAAAGCCCAAAAAGAACAAATCATACAGAATAACTCAGAAGAAGGAAGTATAACTCAATTGCGTAAGCAGTTGTCACTTATGCTTAATCTCTATGATAATATGGGGAGAATAAAGCGTTCCGGCAATTCGGGCAAAGAACTTCTTGCTCAAATTAGAGTTATTCAAATTGAATTAAACGAGGCTGAACAAGCATCGGGTCGTTTTCAAAGAAATGTCGGCAACTATTCTTTTGCATTTAATGGACTTGGTATGTCAATCCAGCAGATAGCAAGAGAACTTCCCGCCGCAACGATGGGTGTCAATATGTTTTTCTTGGCAATCAGTAACAATCTTCCGATTTTCTTTGATGAAGTCCAAAAGGCAAGAAAAGAATATGCAGCATATATCGAAGAGCTAAAAAAAGGCAATACAGAAGTCCAGAAAGTTGCTCCCGTTTGGAAACAGATAATTTCCGGTGTGTTTTCATTGAATACCGCTTTGGTTGTAGGTATAACTTTGCTCACTGCTTATGGGAAAGAGATATTCAATTATCTTGATGGATTGATTAATACTAAAAAAGTTACAAATGATTTGTCCGATGCTACCAAAGTTTTTAATGAGATGGTAAATAAAGGTACAAAGGATGCACAGCAAGATATTACACGGCTTAATTTATTGTATAAAGCAGCCACAGATGTTGCAAGGGGACAAGATGAACGCAATAAAGCTGTTGCAGCGTTACAAAAGGCATATCCGGATTATTTCAAGAATTTAGATGCAGAGGCTATAAAAAATGGAACAGCGCAACAAAGTTATGAAAATTTAGCTGCTTCTATTTTAAGAGCTGCACAAGCAAGGGCAGTAGAAAACCGAATTGCAGAAAACAGGAATAAGGCTATTGACCTTGAAGAGCAAATAGATAAAGCATACGAAGGATATGAAGAAGCACAGAAAAAACTAAAGGAATTAATAGCAGAGCGGGATAAAATAGACCGAGAGGCAATGCCGGATTTATATTCTGCCGCTCAAATAAACATCGGTGCTCAATTAGGGAAAATACATAGTATGGAGAATGACGCGGCTAAATTGAGGACAGAATTGTATCAACTAAACAAGCAAAGTCAAGAACTTGCTAATAGTATTTCCGCTATTGATTTGACATTTAATAAAGGGGATGATAGTGACAAAGGCGCTGGTAGTAGAAATATCAACGCATTAACATCCCAACAAGATAAGATATTAGGACTTGAAAGCAAGTACGCATTGGAGCGTAGGCGAAAAGCTGAGGATTTGGAGTATCAGATTGCGCAGGCTCGTATTAGCGCCATGGCTGATGGTTATCAAAAGGTCAAGGCACAGCGTGATTTGGATAACAAGAAAGAAATTCAAGATTTGCAACGGCAGAAAGAAAATGCTATTCGTGCGGAAATAGAGGCTCAAAAAAAGGTTTTTGATGAGCAGGAGAAATTGAAGGCTCAACAGAACAAAGGATATAAAACAAAAACCTTTGACGCTTCCGCAGTAGATACTTCTAATATCAGCTCTGCTTTTGATTCTATCATCGGATATGTAAGTAGCAGGCAAAAGGACGATTTAATGCGAGAGCAGGAAAGCGCATGGAATGAATATCTCATAAAATATGGTGATTATCAAAAGAAAAAAGAAGCTATAACCAAAGAATATGCAGCAAAAATAGATAGTTCTCTAACGAAAGGAGAAAGAGAGTCTTTGAAAAAAGACCTTGAAGCTCAATTGAGAGAACTAGATTTTTCCGAATTTAAAAAATCAATTGATTTTGCTGATGTGTTTGGAGATTTAGATATGCAGACAACTGATGCTTTAAAATCTCTCCGTGATAAACTAAAAGATTACATTAATGCTGCTGCAAAAGATTTGCGACCAGAAGATTTAAAGGAACTACAAGATGCCTTGAAAAATATTGACTTTAAAATAGCTAAGCGTTCTCCTTTTAAAGAGCTTTATTCCGGTTTGTCTGAATACAATACAGCGCAAAATGCTGTTAAAAAAGCCCAAAACGAGTTGAACTTAGTTATGTCTGGAGGAGAAGTGATAACAGGAGTGTACCAAGATGAAACCGGTAAACTTGTAAAAAAATTACTTTCACAAGAAGAAGCAGAAAAAAAACTCTCTAAAGCTCAATCTGATAGGCAAGGTGTTCTAGCTAAATTAACAAAGGCTGCAAATACAATAGGCTCTCAAGGTATGGAAATTGTCAATGCTGGAAACCAAATAGTGGACATGCTTGGGAATTTTGGTGTTGCAGTACCTGAAGCTGTAGCTGAAACATTGAACGGCATTGGGCAGACTATGAATGCTCTTGAAAGTATTGATTTAACCAAGCCGTTCTCCGCCATAACTGGAAGTGTTGGAATCTTAACCGGAATTGGGAATACAATAGCTGGATTGTTGGGATTCGGTGGCGCTGACTACTCCGGCTATGAAAAGATGAAAGCTCAATATGAAAATCTCATATCTATTTGGGATGAGCTTATAACCAAGAAGATGGATTATATTGACATCGACTATGGAACGGAGGCGATAAAAGCGGCAGAAGAAGCCGAACAGCTTGTAAATATTCAGATAAGCAGGCAAAGGCAACTAATCAAGCAGCTTGCATCCAGCGGGGCAAGTGTCGGCTCCCACTCATTGGGATACCGTATAAATGACAGATTGTCCAAAGAGGACTATCAACGAATTTCAGGTTTAGTCGGGCAAAAGATTACAGCGGAATATCAGTTGTGGGATTTGTCTTCCGAACAGATAGAAAAGATACTTTCCGATGAAAAACTGGTTTCTGTACTTGATACCGTCAACAAGGATTTTGTTACTTATTTGCAGAATATTGTAGATTATGGAGAACAACTTACCGAGATTGCACAAAAAGAAAAAGAGGCTATTACTGGGATAGGTTTTGATGAGTTTAAAAGTGGTTATGCAGATTTACTTTCTGATTTGGATAGTACCAACGAGGATTTTGCCGATAATTTCGAGCAACATCTTCAAAAAGCCATATTTCAGTCTCTTCTTGCAAATAAATATAAAGAACAAATTCAAAGACTATATGATTCATGGGCTGAGTATGGAAAAGATGGGATAACTTCTGACGAGGCACAAGCACTTCGTAATATGCAACAGAATCTTACAAATAGCCTGCTTGCGGAACGTGATAAACTGATGCAAGATTTTGGCTGGCAATCAGATTCCGCCCGTGAAGCTTCACAGAAGGGAATTGCTACGGCTTCGCAAGATTCGGTAGACGAGAACAACGGTCGGTTGGCCGTTATGCAAGGGCATACATACTCCATCAATGAAAATGCCAACCGTATGGCCAATGGCATTGACAGCCTTTTGAACTATGCCTCTTCCGGACTCTCATTAACTACGGATATAGAAAGGACGGCTAAAGCAATTGAAAGCCAAAGTAGGGATGCTCTTAACCACTTGGCAAACATTGATAGCTATACGTCTAATCTTGTGGATATAAGACAATATATGTATGCCGTGAAAAACGGTATTGACACATTAAACACTAAAGGGTTAACACTTAAACGATGAAAGGACAACTTTATATAGACAATAAGAACATCTTTACTGAATTGGGTGTCGCCACTATGCAGGGTAATTACGGTGAATTGGTAGCGTTTTCACCCTCTAAAACCCCGGACAGCAACGATTGGCCGGAAGAGGATGGAAAAGAGTTCGACCTTTCGGAAATGCATCTTGACACGAAAGATGTCACGCTTGAATTCGGCTTCTTTTCGGAGTGGGGGTATAATGACTTCGTAGTCCTGTTGTCTGATATGGGCTACCATGATTTCAACTTTCCGCAGTTGGGACGTACATTTAGATTGAGGTTATCCTCGCAGAACAGTTTTGAGATGTATAGTAACACCGAACGCTCTAAGTTCACTTTTGCCAATGATTTCCCGCGCCCGTATAGCTATATCTATCAGGAACCGATGAATAGCATCCTGCTGCCGAAAGGTTACGAGTTGGATGGTGTGGACTTATCTGTTTATGGTGTGCTAATTCTCAAAGGCAGCAATGCGGAGATATTCAAAACCCCGGTTGTGAAGAAGAACTTCTTGCGGAACTTCAAGTATCGGGATGGCGCTGTCTACGACGGTGAATACGTGAAGTTCCAGACGAAAGATGTGAACCTTAAATGTTTAATGCGTGCACCGGACTTCGATACGTTTTGGCGGAACCGTGACGCTCTTTTGTATGACCTCACTAGGCTATCCACCAAGACCGATGCCGAAGGCTACGAGTATAAAGACGCGGAGCGCATGTTTTATGTTGACGAATGGAATGAAAACTATCCATGTTATTACAAAAGCTGCAAAACTGACAGCTTTAATCCTATTGATGGTATATGGTGGGCGTTTAC